TATAATTTAGCTTACTGTAATTCCGTTACAAACGTCAGCTAAGCTACTTCCAGAGACTTCACTCATTGGTTGAGGTTCTTGTCCGTTGAAAGTTAATTGATATCCTTGAAAATCACCAAATGCAGTTCCTGTTTGACCGCTACCGCCTGACAATGTCATTCCATTTCTTTGCCCTGTTAAAAAGCAAACACCAACTGAATCTTCTGATCCGTTGTTGGTTTCAACTATAATCTTTAAATCTGGAGCCTGAGCTAAAATTTTAACTTGGTTTCTAGTTGCTGATTGTAGTTTATGAAATGGAGCATTTATGAGTTGATCATAAAATACTGTACCATTCTCAATTGACGAGTTGATTGTTTCTGTTAAATCACCTGTTTGTTTTTTAAGTTCAAAAGTATAAAATACTCCTGATCCTGTAATCCCTGTGATTAATCCTTCTTCGGCACCGTCGATGCTGTCAATGGAACCAGATAAAATGTATATTCTACGGATACCTCCTGCGTTATCTCTACATCCTAGAGAAAATCCTGATGTAATATCACATGCACTCATAATTTCTGGTTTTATAGGTTAAACAAATGGTGAATTAAGCTAGGTCGTTAGATACCCAATATTCTGGGTGAGCGATCTGCATTCCTAGTTTATTTCTCAATCGGTATCTTAGTGTATCACTGTTAATATCATACCAAAGTTGGAAGTTATTAGTATCAGATACTAAGTCAGTTCCTACGAAAGCATCAGAAGCTGGTCCTAATACTACTCTTTCAGATGATCTTAGACCCCAAGTTCCGATAATTTTTACGTTAGGGAATCCTGGTAGTGGTACTTCATAGAATCCTCCTCTACGTTCTACTGAAGTAGGATCGAAGTGGAATAAGTTTTGGTTAGTTAAACCAGAAATGATTCTTGTAAATACGCTAGTTCCACACATGATTGTTAAATCTTCAGCATCTAATACGTTAGCATCAACTAATGAAATCATATCAGTTAATTGAGTATAAGCACTAGATCCTGTGATAGCACCACCTTGGTAGTGAGCAACACCAGCTGAACCAGTTGAGTTGATGATAGCTTTAAATCCATCTCCTACAGGAGTTAGACCAGCTGAATAAGCAGAACCTGATTCTGCGTTCCAGATAAAGTTATCGTTGTCTTGTTGTACTTTTTTTACTAAGTCAGAAGTTACATCATTTAATAAAGCGAAAGTTTCTTCGTAAGATCCTTCTGGTAATGCAGAAATACCTAAGTACTTGCTTGTTAGTGATTGTAAGTTCATTGAATCTAAGAATGTTCTCTTAGTTACAGTAATGTTTCTTTGAGAGAAATCTACCGAACCAGTGAAATCTGTTACACTATCTCCTCCTTGAGCGTAAGGGGTAGTTGATAACAAGTTTAGAGGCTCTTGGTACTTAATTCCCTCTTGGATAGAAACATATTCTGCAGTGTTGCCTTTGTAAACTGTATCTAATACAATTTTACCTGCAACTTCGTTGTTAAAATCTGCTAATGCAGAAACGTCAAATGCCATAATTTTCTATTTAAAATTTGAATTAATTTATTTATTGTTTAATTTTTGCAACATTGCGTTGTAACGCTTATCATTGCGGCTTGTTTTTACAGATGAGAATTTTGCAGTTGGTACTGTTCTTTCCTCCGCTGACTCAGAAGCAAATGATGACATTTTATCTTTCATCATATTAACTTCTTCTTCAATTTCTTCCATTTTGTCTTTAATGGCGCCCATCTTTTCTTCAACAACTTCTCCTATTACAGAGATGATGTCTTCTAAAGCTGGCATAGCTTCCATTTCAGCCTCGTCTTCTTGTTCAGCCATTTCTTCGTTAACACCCTCTTTAGTAGATTCTTCTGAGAATTCCTCAGTTGTTTCTTCTACTTCTTCAGACATTTTTTCTTCGATAGCTTCTTCTTCAAGTTGTTCAGCGTCGCTTCCTTCACCTGCCTCATCTGGTTCTTTCATTCCCACGATAACGCCTTCAGCGTCAACGGTTAATACAATACCAGATTCAGAGATGTGATCGCCTTCAGGTGCATCTACTTTGTTACCTTCTTCATCGATGATATATAATTTTTGGCCTACCTCAAATTTTTCATCCATGTCGTTAGTTACCTTAGATCCATCTTCTAAAGTTGCTGAATCGAATTCTTGTGAATTTTCGACTAAATTGAAATGCTCTTTTACTAGCTCTTTCAATTGATCTTTAGTCATAATTAAGTTTTTAAAGAATTAATTAATT